CTGGTCGACTTACTGCTGGGAGAAGAACAGGCGTAGCTTCCGGTCGCCAATCGAGCTCAGCGCCTTGTTGTAGCCGGCCTGACTGAAGCGCCCCAACTCGTCTTCGGCGCTGTTCAGCGCTCGGGCTTTCAAGTGCGACGCGATCTGCTCGCGCACCGACTGCATCGCCACCGGGTTCGCCTTGATCGAGTTCTTCAGTTGGGCCACGGCCGAGAAGCTGGCGTCCTTGCCGCCGCCGACGATGAACTGTTGCACGAACTTGTCCGGCTCGACGCCATCGCGCACCGCCTGCAGCGCCGGCGTGCGCTCGACGGTCTGCATCCACGCCCGATTCACGCGGCGCGCCTTGTTGAACGCGTCGATTGCCTCCTGGCCGACGTTCTGCGCCGGCGCGCCGGCCGGGCCCACGCCACCGGGCACGCTGACCTGGTTGCCGCCGAACTGTTCCGGCGCGCGCTGGCCGATCAGCGGCGTGTCGTCGAGCGCCTGACGCACAAGGCCCAGCGCGTGCCGAACATTGCCGTCCATGCTGTTGCGTTGCAGGCGCCCGATGCCGGTCTTGAACTGCTCGGCGATCTCGACCGTGAGCGGAATCGAGCCGTCTGCAAAGCCGTTCAGCTTGTTGCGGATGTCCGGCGTCAGGAAGCTTTCGACGTTTGCTTCGTTCAGAAGGTCGCCGGCACGCTGCGTGAACGAGTAGTGGTCGAGCGGCGCGCTGCGGCCGCCACTATCCCGCGCGCGGTCATACAGCCGGCCGATGAGGTCGTTCGCCTTCTCGTTGCGGCGTTCCAGGGCGCCGATCACGCGCTGGCCGCCGCCGTAGGCATCGTCAGCCGCATCCGCGCCCAACTTGTTCAAGCCCTGGGTGAGCAGCTTGTTATTGCGGTTCTCGGTCTGGCCGAGGAACTGCGCCGTCGAGTCCTTGCTGTTGATGCCCACCTTCGACAGGTTCTTCTGGCGCGTCACCACAGCCGGATCGAGCGTCAGGCCGCCGGCGGTCGGCGTCAGGCCGGTCATGCGGTAGTCGGCCAGGCGCCGGATGGCATCGGGCGACACCTGGTCGCTGGTGCGAAATGCAGCCGCCACATCGTTGCGGATGCTCTGCGCCACCTGGGCGGGCAGCTGGTCGAGCGTCAGGCCGGAAGCCTTCAGGGCATTCTCGATGGTGACGTTGATTTGCTGGGCCTGCTGCGCGGTCGGCGTGGCCGGGCGCAGGAGCCGCTGCAGGGCGCCGGTTGCACGCTGCGCGCCGCCCATGGCGAACGGGGTTGCCACACCGGCCGCCAGCGATGCGACAAACTGCGACCCCTCATTGCCGCCGGTCTCGCGGGTGTAGCCGCCAGCGCCGCCGGCAGCGGCAGCAGAGCCGAGCTGCTGCGCCGGGTTGGCCGCCAGCTGCTGCGCCACCGCCTTGGTCACACCCGATGATCCCTGGGCGACACGGCTTGCGGCCGCAATCGGCACGGCGCTGCCGGCCATCATCCGGGTAACGTCGCCCACCACGCGCTCGCGTGCATTGGCAGGCTTCGGCAAGCCCAGGGAGTTGGCCAGCCGCTCGCCTGAACGTCCTTCGATGGCCGGGCGCTCGCGCGCATCCTGCATGCTCACCAGATCGGTGATGGTCGGCTTCTTCGTCGGCAGGACGGCATTCAGGCCGGCGCGGATGGGCGACGACAGGAAGTCGAGCGTATCGCCGACGCCCTCGATGCCGTAGCGCGCGGTCAGGCCGAACTGGCGCGGCACGTCGCGGATTGCCGTATTTAGCTGCTGGCCGAACGGCCTGGCCGGCGCTGGCTTCGGCACCTGTGGCGCGGAAGACTCTTCAGACGATTGCGCCAGATGAGCCGCAATAGCTTGCTGCGCTTGCTCCGGCGTCGTGCCCTCTGGAACTTCAAAGCGACCAATTCGGCCGTCTGGCATTTGAAATCGTGCAATAGGCATTATTCGAATCCTAAGAAAGTGATGCCATTTCCAGACGGCGGCGGCTCGGTCGGCGCCGAGAAGGCTGCATGCCCGGCATTAACCTGGAAGCCCTGAATCGCCAACTTCCGATTCCGCGATTTCTGTGCCAATACTGCTTTGCTGTCCCCAGGCTGCGGGAAATACTGCTTTTTCGCATTGCTGAATTCGGCCTCGCTAATGGCGGCTCCCGACTCCTGGCGGAGAACCGCGTTCACGAAGTCACGCTGCGCCTGCTCTGCCCGCTGGTCATTCGCGGTCAGGCTGTACTTGTTCAGCCCTGACGCCAGGGTGCCTCCAACAAGCCAGGCCGATTCCACCGCCGCCTTGGCGTTAATTGCCGATGGTCGATACTTGCCCTCCAACTCGGCAAGAATCTTGTCCGATTGCTCTGCGCGCGCCCCGAATGCAGCAGACTTGCCTTGGAATTCAGTAGGAGGCTTATTCCGCGGATCGGCTGGGCCGCCGAGAACTGGAGACAGGGTGCCGTCTTGATTTTGTCGGTAGCCTGCTGGCGTGCGTCCCTGTGCAAGTTGCTCTTTCGCCCGCTCATTCGTCATGTTCTGGCCGCGAATGATGGCGGCGATACTTGCGATGGAGTCCGGCGACTGTGTGTTCTTGATCGTGCTGACCGGCTTGCCGGAGAACGGGTCGAGCGCCACGGTGCTACCACCGGTGTTCTGGAAGTTCAGCTTCTCCATGTCGGGCGCGAAGCCGTCGACTTGCTCGGTACGGCCGTCTTCGTACACGTTGGCCATGACGCGCTGGCCGTTGATGGTGCGCACCGACTGTTCCTTCAGCTTCGGGCGCAGCTTCTCGGCCAGGTCGTAGTAGGCCTTGGCGTCGGCTGGGTAGCCGGCCTGAGTCAGGCGGTTGCCATAAGCGAGGTAGGTGTCGAACAGACTGCCGGACGGCGCGCTTGCCGTGGCCGCCGTCGCCGCCGCCGGTGCTGGCTCGGCCGCTGGTGCTGCGCTTGCTGCGCGCGGCGGATCGCCGATCTTCGGCAGTCCGGCCAGGCGGTTGGGCTGCAAAGGCGAGCCACCGGTCAGGATGCGCTGCAGCTGCATCGGCTTGTCGAGCTTCGCTTGCGTTTCTTGATTCTCCAGGTTCCAGCGATCCTGTTGAATTTTTTGCATTGCAGCTTGCTGCTGCTGAGCGAGCGACCCGTTGTAGCCTTCTGCGCCAGCCAAGAGGCCTTGGCCCAGCGTGCCAAGGAAGTTCTGCCCTCGGGCAGACATCATCGCGCCGCCCAAGGCCAACAGCCCTTGGCGCGCTGCGGCGTTTTGCTGGGGGTCTTCTGGAAGCCAGTTGCCGAGGATTCCCATAATTGTCTCCTTAGAAGCCGCGCTGGCGGCGGCGTGCGATTGCGGCGAGCACAGCATTATTGCTGCGCGTAGGGGTGCCCATTGCGCCAGCAATCGAAGGTGCTTCACCCTGGAATATTGGCCGGCCGGCTGGAGCCTGCTGCGGTGGCTGCTCGCCACCCATGGCCTTGTGTACGGAGCTATATGCGGATGCGCCTTTTCCGAGCGCACCGAGCGTCGAGCCAACCTTGAGGTTGGCCAAAGCTGAGCCGTCCGGCGTATAGCCGGGCATGCTGGCTGCAAGGGAGTCCAGCGCCGAGCCGTTCGCCACGTAGCCAGGCTGGCTTGCAGCGATGGCGTCGAGCGACGACATACCTGCCGTGGCCTGGCCGCCGGTTCCTGCTGCCGCGCCGGTTGCGCCACCGCCGCCGGCCAGCATTCCGCCGCCCGTTCCCGCGCCTGCACCCGCACCTGCGGCGGCGCCGCCCTGCGTTACAGCGGGGGTAACGAACGTCATCGCCCCCGGCGCGGCGCCCTCGGCGGCAAGAAGCCCAGCCCCGAAGCCCTCGCCGGTGAGACCTGCGCCATATGCGGCCATGGCGGCATCAGCAGCTGCTGCGCTAGTGCCCAGCATCCCGCTGGTTGCCGCGCCCATTCCGGCGCCTGCTGTTGCTCCTGCGCCCAGCGCGCCAGCGCCTGCTGCTCCGGTCCCCGCAACCGCCGCGCCAGCGCCTGCCGCGCCAGCACCTGCTGCTGCAGCACCACCAGCAGCTGCGGCCCCGCCAGCGGCAGCTCCGCCTGCTGCGGCGCCCGTACCCGCCGATCCCAGCGCTGCGATGGCTGGGGCTTCAAATCCTGACATATCCTTCTCCCTTATTTAACCGAAAATGCTGCCGAGTGCCGCAGCACCGCCGGCCACTTGCCCCCAAGGATTCGCCCCTGGGCCGACTTGGCTTACCGACGATCCTTGGCCGGTCGCACCGCGAATCACGTTGCCCAGCACGTCGAGCTGCTTGTACGGCGACTGCGCCTTCTCGTTGAAGTAGTCCATCTTGTCGGTCAGCTGCTGCTGGTCGGCGCCGTACTGGATTTCGCCGATGCCTTGCAGCTGCGCGGCGTCGGTGTAGGCCTGGTTGCCATACTGCAGCGCCTGTGACGAGGCGCCCAACTGGTTCGCGCGCTCGGCCTGGAATGCTGCCTGGTCGCGCGCGAGCTTGCTTTCGGCCAGGCCGGCGCTCTGGTTGTAGTTCTGCATGCGCATCGCCGTGGCGGAGTCCTGCAGGCCCTGAGCCAGGTTGCGCGAGTTCGTGTCCTGCGACTGCTGCCAGGCCGAGCCGCCGAACGCGCCGGCGCGCGCCATCGTGGCGTCGGTGCCATTCACGGCCGCGTTGTAGTTGCGCGTGATGTCGCTGGCCGCCTTGTCGATGGTGCCTTGCAGGTAGGGGTTCTCGCCCATGTAGGCGTTGGTGCCGGTGTCGCGGCCCAGGTACTGGCCGTTCAGCGTGCCCTGCAGCGTCTGGCTGCCGGCGTTGATGTCGGCCGAGCCGTTCAAGGCCCGGTTCTGCACCATGCTCATGCCCTGCGTCTGGTAGCCGTTCAGGCCGGCCGAACGCTGGCCGTCATAGACCGGCATTTCCTGCTGCGACAGCTGCTGGCCGCGCGCCAGGAGCGATTTCGCGGCCGGCTGCGCCCAGGTGGGCAATTCGGTGGTGGTCTTGCTGGTGGTATTCGATGGAGTGCTGCTGCCCATAGAAGCTCCTAAAGTGGGTAGTGGTAGGTGACTTTCGCCCGGGAGAACCCGAGCCGCTGGGCGCCGGCTTCCCACTCATCGCGCGCCGAGGCGAACGAAATCAGCGTGGCGCCGACGTTGCGCGCCACCGCCTTCACGTGCGGGAAGAAGCGGCGCATCAGCGGACGCTTGCTGGCCGAGTACGCGCACCAGATCTCGACGGCTTTGCTGTGGAAGGTCGGGACCAGGCGCAGCACCAGGAAGCCGACGTACTCGCCGGCGGCGTCCGTGCCGATGTACAGCGTGGAGTGCCCCTGGCGCAGCGACATATAGACGTCCTCGGGCAGCCAGTCGTCGGTCGTGGCCTTCTTGACCTCGACCAGGCCGGCGCGCACGCGCTCCCATTCGGCAGCCAGGTGATGCGGTTCGATTGCGCGGAGCATGTCAGTTCCCTGTCAAAAATCGTTTCTGGACGAAGGTGAGCGGCGCGACGGTGCACAGCCAGCCCTCGACGACGTACTTGCTGCCGGCGGCGCCCAGCTCCTGCGGCGCGCTGTTGCGCACGAAGTCGCCCGGTGTGTATTTGCCAGTGGTCGGCGGCGCCGTGGCCGCATTCGTGCACGCGCTGATCTGGCCTTCGGCCACGCCGTTCAGCAGGTTCACGATGTCGCGCACCAGCTCGTAGAGCCGCTTTTTCAGGCCGCGCACATCGTCGGCTTGCGGCAGCCGCGCGTCGTTGGAAAGCTTCATTCGTATCCGTCCGCTGTAAGGGTGGGCGTGTAGCCGACCAGTTCGAAGTCGCCCTGCAGGTCGATGCGCACGCGGTGGTAGCGCCCCGAGGCCAGCGGGTCGTAGTGGGCGCCGGCCAGCGCGCTGTCACCGCGGTTCTCCAGGTCGCCGCCGTCGACGTCGCGCGTGTAGTGCGTCAGGTTCGATGCGGTCGGGCGTTTGGTGAAACGAGGCGTCAGGCGTCCGAGCGTCGTGAATTGCTCGTCGTCGCCAAAGTCGCCAGTGGTCAGCGATGCGGCGCCGCACGGCCCGGTCAGCGTCTTGATCTTGTGATCGGGGCCGACCACGCCCATAGCCGCGCTACTGGTGTCCAGCGACGGCGAGTCGAACGGCACGTCGGGTAGCGTGTCGAAGGTCAGCGACGCGTCGGCCGGCCAGTTGTCGTAGTTCGTCTCTGCGCCCTGGTACTGCAGCACCGTCTCGATCGGCAGCGACACCTTGCCCCAGCGGTCCATGGTCAGGTTGTAGACCAAGGCGTTCGTCAGCGCGCCGCCGGAACCTGGCGTCGGGTAGAACCACCAGCACAGGTTTTTCGCCTGGTCGAAGTGCGATCGGATGCGGTAGCGGTAAGTCGCGTCGCAGTTGGCGAAGAACCATTCTTTCGGCGCGCTCTTGATCGGCACCGGCCGGGCGCCGTCGAACAGCCAGAAGTTGTCGCGGCCGATGAACAGGTGAGCGGTGCCGACGTCGATCACCGCTTCCGCGCTCACGGCGCCAACGTTCGAAGACAGCAAGTCCCACTGCCAGATCACCGGCTTGCCGACGAAGCGGCCCAGGTACAGCGAGTTCTCCTTGTAGGCCACCACGTCATTACCCAGGCGCTTGGCGGCCCGGATATCTCCCGGCGTGTTCAGCAGGTAGCCGAACGCGGCCTGGTTGCTGTCGCTCGGCGTCCAGGTCAGGTGGTCGTACAGGCCGGAACATGCCCAGGCGTCCGGCCGGTCGCCGCCCACGTAGGTGGCATTCAGGCCGAAGCCCAGGACGAAGCCCGAGGCGGTGACGATGATGCGCGCACGCGGCGACTGCGGAATGTCCGCGAACGCCGTGCCGCTGCCGGTCGATACCTGGATGAGCTCGGTTTCGTTGCACGCCAGCGAGGCGTTACCGAACTGCTCGAACCGCCAGCGGTTCTCCTGGCTGCCGGTGTAGCCGCCGCCGCGCGACTGGTTCACGAAAGCGGTGCCGGACAGCTCGTACAGGGCAGTGCGCGTGCCGGCGAACACGCGGCTCAGCTTGTCCAGACGGGTCAGCACGGCGCCGCCACGGCATTCCGCAGGCAGGGCAGGCACGCCCGCATCCATCGGCGTCGGCGCGCCGGCCATGCCGCGCAGGGTGGGCAGCAGGTTCGTGCAGTCGGTCAGCGCGCCGGCCGTGGTGCTGTCGGCGTCCGGCATGAAGCCGGCCAGGGGGATCACCGCGCGCTCCCGATGGTCAGCGTAGAACCACTGTGGCGCTCGGCCTGGTCGGCGGCGATCAGCGCGTTGGCAGCCGCGGCGTACATGCGCGCGGCGGTCGGAATGCGCGCGTCGTCCTTCAGGTGCGCATAGGCCTCGATCAGCGCCGAGTAGATGTAGACGCTGGGCGCGGTCTCCAGCAGCCAGTTCGTGTCCGAATCGGCCACCAGGGTCGGGAAGCGCCGGTAGTAGGACAGCGCGAACGCCGCCGGCACGCCGCCCTCAATGGCGATGCCGCCGTCCTGATGCGTGAAGTAGCGCGGGCAGCTGGTCGGCGCCAGGCTGGCGAACCGTTCCGGCGTCACGTAGGTGAGCGCGTCCGGCGCGCCCAGCACGGTCAGGCGATCAACTGCCAGGAAGCGCTCGGGCAGCACGTCCAGCGACGCGGTCTCGCGCGCCAGCATCGAGCGCACGCGCAGCGGGTCCACCTGCACTTCGATGTCCTTGAAGCCGTTGTACAGCCGCGCCTCGCCCAGTTCGACGAAATCGGGGATTGCAGCGGTCAGGTTGGTGCGGCCAAGCCGGTTGGCGATGGCCTGCTTCAGTTGGCCATAGTTCATCAGATGCGGCCCTCGTAGATGCGGCAGGCTGAGCACTCTGCGAGGAATTCGTCGAGCTTCGCGTCGTCGCTCGAGATCACATCCCAGGACACGCCATACTTCTCCATGCCCCAGGAATTCAGCAGGTCCAGCGGGATCGACGCGGCGTAATGGTCGCCGTCATGGGTTTTGGTCAGGCCAGCGGCGCGCATGCGCTCGTTCCGGCGCAGTGCGCCCGAAACGTCCGTGGACTGAACAATGATGCCCGTGCCGTCGCCGTGCTCGTGCATGGTCAGGCAGCCGTGGGCGGTGGTGTCGAGGATCGTTTGCATTTGGGGTCCAGAAAATGAAAAAGGCGCTCCGAAGAGCGCCTTGCAGAAGATGCAGCTGTGCCGCTGTTACGCGTCGATCAGGTCGAGGACGGCGCCGTGCGAGTTCGGGTTGTAGTCCTTGAAGGTGAACTCGCCGTTGACCAGCACGTCTTCGGTGTCGCCGGTCACGCCCAGCGGCTTGTCCTTCATGCCACGGAGCATTGCCAGTTCCAGGAATTCCGGATCGATGAACGCCGTTTCACGCTGACGCATGTGGCGGGCGTTGACGGTCTTCACGCGGCCAAACGGGCCGATGTAGATTTCCAGCGTCGCGGTCAGGGTCTTGTCTTCGGCCTTGTCGAAGCGGGTGGTACCGGCCAGGAAGTTGTCGAACGCCATGCGCTGGAACGACGGGAACAGGCCGTACAGGTTGCTCATGTTCGAGCCATTGTCGAACATCTGCTGCAGCACGTTCTTCATCAGCGTTTCGGTGAAGGCGCGCGTGGTGCCGTCGACGGCTGCGGTGTTCGTCACAGGATTCGCCGCGACGCCGCCGGCGCCGAGGGAGACGTTCTTCGACATGAAGCCGAACAGACCGCGTGCCTGGCCAGCGACACCGGCCGATGCCGGGATAGCGGTCGTGTTTTGCAGCAGCGCGAATTCGATGTCCTTCTTCAGCTCGACCATGGTCTTGGCCAACTGGCGGTTGTATTCCGACTTGCCGCCGGCCTTCTCGACCACTTCCTGGGTGCCGGTCACGCCGAACACGTCTTCGACGATCTGCGTGCGGTTGCCCAGGCGCTGCGGCGGGGTGCGCGGGGTGCGGCTCGACTGGTTGCCCTGCTCGACCTTGTTTGCCTTGGCCGCGCGGTATTCGTCGGTGCTCCATTCTTCGAAGACGCCGTTGGCCTTGCCCTTGCCGATCAGCTTCACGAACGGGGTCTCGTCGACCGACACGTTCCAGATTTTGTCCATCAGCTGTTCGCGGTTGACGGTGCTGTTGAAGGTTGCGTAAGTGTTGACTGCTTGACCCATGATGATTCCTTATTTGCGTGGGACCATACCGAGCAGGGCGGCGAAATCTTTCGCGCTACCGGTTTGCTCGAGACGGCGGGTTTGTTTTTCGATGTGCAGCTGAGCTGCGGGTTTGGCGGCCGGCGCGGCCTTGGCTGCCTTGGTAGGCAGAGCCGAGACCTTCTTGATTGCCTGCTGCTTGGTGTTTTGCTGCTTGTCGAACTGCGCGATCTTCCAGAGGCCGTGCATCAGGCGTTTGTCGGCAAACAGCTTGATTTCTTCCAAGCTGAATCCCAAGTCCTGCGCCGCCTTGGTCATCTGGTCCGTATGCTCCTTGCCGAAGCCCGGGATCAGGGCGGCCATGTGCGCCTGCGCTTCAGCGGTCTGCTGCGCGCGCGCCTGCGCCTGGGCCTGCTGCTGCTGGGCGGTCAGCGACTGAAGCTTTTGCGCGATGGCCGTTTCCATCTGACCGCGACGGAACCGCATATCGTTGAACTCAGCCAGGTGCGCGCCGAACGAGACAGGGTCTTCCGCGCGTAGTGCTTCCCAGTCGATCTGCTCGTACTGCCGCAGCGAGGCATCGATGCCTTGCAGTTGCCCGATCTCCTGGGCGTACTGCTGCACCTCGGCGGCCTGCTGGGCGACGTGGGCATTCCATTCCTGACGCTCTTGAGCCAGGCGCTGGGCCTTCTGCGTGTAGTCTTGCTGCCGCAGGTAGCCGTTCTTCGCCTCGTCCTTCGACACCTGGACTTTTTCGCCATTGATTTCCAGCTCCAGGAACGCTTCGGCCGAGTCCTTTGCAGGTTGTTCGTCCTGACCTTCTTCGCCGGCCTCGCCGCTGTCGTCGCCGCCGTCCTGCGCGTCGTCTCCAGCGTCATCGCCGTCTTGTTGGTTGGTTCCTTCGCTGTTTTCCTGCTCGGTTTCGGCGTTTTGCGAGTCCGATTGCTCGGTTTGCTCGTTGTCGCCGGGGCCGCTCAGCATTTCCGCGAAACTGTCGGTGCTCATCGGACCTGAGCCACCTGCGCTGCCCCCGCCGTCGACATCGGCAAAGTTCATGGGCAGTGCGCGGGACAGCAGGCGTTTCAAGCGTGGGTTCATGTGTGTGCTCCGTGAGGTGTGAGTTCAGAAATGAAAAGGCCACCTCAACGGGTGGCCTTCTGATTGTTCCTAACTCGACGGGCAGCTTTCAGGGGCAAGCTGCCAGCCCGGGGATTATTTGCGCAGGCTCTGCTGCTTCTGGTGGTGGAGCGCCACAGCCAAAGGCGTCGCGCTGCCAAGATTCTTGATGCGCTCTGGCGGTACGCCTTGGGTTTGCAACACGCCGTCGATCCATTCGTAGCGCCAGCCGTCCTTGTCGAGATATTCGTGCTTTTGCATTTCCATCAGATCACACTCCCATCCGACAGCAGCGCGGCCGGCGTGTCGCCGTGCACCAGGCGGATGCCTGCGTACTTGCCGACGTGGATTGCGCCGTCCTTGGCTTCCGGGTGCGTGATCTGGCAGACCGGTAGCGGCTGGGCGGCTTCTTCGATGCGTGCGGCGTAGGCGGCCAGGGTTTCGACGTCGGTGGGCGCCGTGTCGGGCTTCTTCTTACGTTCCATTGATCCTCCGTGTGACGGCTTCCGCCTTGATTTGCATGTTGGTGTCCAGCAGCAGTTCGCTGCGGGCGATGGTTGCGCCGCCGACGTGGGCGACGAAGATGGCCTCGAACTGCTTCGCGGCCCACATGAGCCGCTTCAGTTCCTCGGCCTGTTCCTTGTTCTGCACGCTCAGCGCGCACCATTGCTCGATCACGGCCTGCTTGATCTCGGCCAGCGCTTCCTTGAGCAGCGGGTCGTCCAGCAGCCGTTTGGCGTGCTCGCCGCGTGCGATTTGTTCTTCAGGGGTCATGTTCAGCCTATGGCGATGATGGAATCGATAACCGAGTTCACCTGGAACTGGATGTGCTCGTCGGGTGCGGCGGCGCCAGCTGCGGCGATCTGCGGATTGCGCAACACCTGCATGGCCAACACGTGCGGTTTGATCGTCACCACGTCCTGCAGCACGCGCTTTGCCCACTCGACGCGGGTAGCGTGATCCTGCGTATCCTCCGGTTCGGCCGCGATGTCCTGCGCCGCCAGCCACATCGCCACCTTGCAGCGGCTCTGGAACCCGGCGTCATTGGCGGCGCCGTAAATTGCAAGTAAGTCCATGTCATCCCAACAGTAAAAGTTCGACTTCGAAATCGTCTTCCAGGTCGGCCAGCAGCGCCTGGTGCGCCTGTTCGGCCAGCCATGCGGCCACGCGCGCGTGCACGTCGTCGACGACAGCGGGCGGCAGCACGACCGGACGCGGGCCACGGATCGGCGCCCAGGTCGCCGGGGGCAGTTCGCGCGCCACCATCTGCGCGATTACCGGCGCGGCGCGCTCGGCGGCCGGAACGTCCGGCAGCAGTTCCAGCACCGCGGCCTCGATGGCCTGACGCCGGCGCTTCTTCTCGGCCTTGGTCGGCCTGCGCGCCCGGTCCAGTTCATCGGCGAACGCTCGCACCTCGCGCACGCTGCCGCCGCCTCCGCCACGACCTGCAGGAGCCGGGGTGACGTCGGGCAGCGGCTGCGTGCCGGTCTGCGTGATCGTGGGCGCCCAGCCTTGCACCACCAGGCCAGCAGGCGCCGGCGAGACCGTCAGGCGCTGCGTCTGGCTGATCGTCGGGGCATAGCCCTGCACCACAAGCGCCGCGGGCGCCGGGCTGATTGCGCTGCTGCTGGTTTGCGCCACGGTCGGCGCGTAGCCGGTGACGACCAGTGCGGCCGGCGCGGGCGAGACGTCCTGATTCGCCGTCTGCGCGATGCTCGGGGCGTACCCGGCCACCACCAGCGCGGCAGCAGTCGGCGAAACGGTCGTCGTCGCGCCTGCTTCGTCCGGCGTGCTGCCGATCAGGTTGTCGATCTGGATTTGGCCGGAGGCCGCGTTCTGCCACCGCACGCCGATATAGCCGGGCTGCGTGATGTTGGTGTCGGTGACCGAGATCACCGGCGTTGCCCCGCCGTTGAAGTAGACCTTGAGCGCCGACCCGATCATTTCGAGCCGGACCTTCAACGTTTCGCCGGCGACGGCCGCGTAGTTGAACGTCGCCAGGGTTGTCACGCCACCGTTGAGGTAGCGCACCAGCTGGAGACCGGTATTCGCCAGGTAGCGGACTTGGTAGAACGTTTGTGCTGTCGATGACACCCGGCCGCACGGTCCGCCGTAGCCTGCGACCGACGAAACGAAAATATCGGCCGAGACCGAGTAGTCCGCGCTCGGCGCCGGCGCGTCGATCCGGTAGTAACCTGCGGTGCCGTTGGATCGGGCGCGCTCGCCACCACTGGCGATAGTTGCCGAGTCCACAAGACTCGTCATCTTCACCCAGCTCTCGTTGTACACCTCCAGGCGCGTGCCGGCGGTGCCGGTGAAGGTCTCGTTCAGGAAGATCGTCAAAGCAGCACCTCAATGGCCGTATCGAGCAGGATCACCGTGTGCTGAACCAGCGTTGCTTCCACCTCCACGATCACCGATTGAGCACCAGGCTTGAAGTTCTCGCGGACCTCCCAGGAGATACCCGCGTGCTTCGCCAGGCTGGGGCGGTATTCGTCGCCAGCCACACCGGTGCCGACGACAGGGCAGCGGTATTTGCTCTTCATTTACGCCGCCTTGGCGATGGTGCAGATGCCGGCCGCGTTCGGGGTAAATGAGAGCTTGTTACCCACCGTGGTAGCCGGCACGTCCGCAGGTGCAGGAGCCTGTGGGTTCGCGCCGATGTCGCCGATGAAGTAGCCCACGATAGGGTCGACCTTTCCGGCGATGGTGCCAACCGCGCGCACCACGCCGTAGCGCCAGGCCGGGATCGATCCGCCGGCGGCCGTCAGTTCGGCCGCGTCGCCAGTGAATTTCACCGTGCTGCCCGAGATCGTCAGCGCGTCGTTTGCCAGCGTGATGCCGCCGGCAGCGTAGCCACCGCCAGCGGCGATCTCGTTGCTCACGTCGGCGAACACTTCCAGCGTGGCCGGGTTCGGTGCCCAGGCGCTGGTGTGGTACGACAGCTTGAACGTGTTGGCCGGGGCCAGCAGGCCGAGCGCGATGTTCAGCACTGCCTTGTCGGGGATGATGAATGGGCCAGCGGCCATGGTTTATCCTTCGTATTGTTGTTGCGGCAGCACCTTGACGGTGTGCGATGCCTTGCCGTCCGGGCCGCGCACGATGTGCGTTTCGGCACCAGCCAGCTCTTCCAGCTTGCGGTGCAGGTCGACGATCAGCTGCATTGCATTCGGCATGCTGCCGTCGACCTGAGCAGTGCCAGCCTCGGCCATGCGCATCTGCAGCTCGGTATTCTTGAGGCCCAGTTCAA